ATATCGTATGCGATTAGGTTTGGCATTGCACGACGTACTAAAGAAATAAGTACTGGATCGTAACCTGCTGTTGGACCAGCTGCAGCTGAACCACTAGAGAAACCGCCTGTGCCAACGTCGTTGGTTGGTTGTTCCATAAGTAGCGAGCTTTGTGCTAGCTGACGATCACCTGATTCTAGAAGAGCACGCTCTGTGTTCTCAAGAATAGTTGCTGTAACAGCTCTTTTGTGAGCGTCTTTGATTGGATTGAAGTTTGAGTGCTCAAGAATTGGGCCCCACTTTTCAACTAATGCTTGGTAGTTTGACTGTGCCATAAGTGTCTATCTCCTTAATGTATTAATTCTATCTGGTTGTATTTATAATAATTAGTTTTTCTGCGACTTTCTAGAATTAAGAGCTTCAACTAGAGCATTAATCGTGTAATGATCAGATGTTTTCTTAACTGCAGTTTCTTCTGTGATGATTTCTTCTTCAACTACTTCTTCAGTAATTGCTTTTTTCTTAGCAAAGAATGATTCTTTAAGAGTTTGAAGATCACTTGCGTATTCATCAATGTTTTCGAAATCTAGTTTCTCAGAAAGTACCTTTAGTCTTTCACGCTGTGTGATAGAAAGATCTTCAGTCATTTCTTCGAATACTTTTCCAGCTTTAAGTCCAGAAATTTGCTTTGAAAGGGTTACGTTTTCGTTGATAGCATCGTTAGCAGTCTGCTTAAGAGCTTCTACTTCTTCTTCTAGATCGGCAACAACGTCGACAGTTTCTTCGTCGATATCGATGTTATGCTCTTCAAAAAGACCTTTAAGACCAGCCATTAGAGACTCGGCCATTTCTACTTTGATACCAGCTTCAATAGCAAGTGCATTTTCTGTCATCCACTCTTCTACTACGTAGTCCAGATACGAATCAAGATTTTCTACGATACCAGCAATGGCTGAGTCAACGGACTCTTGCATTTCTGTCTCAAGAACTTCTGTTGCTTCGGCAATAATTGCCTCTGCTCTGGCAGTTGCAGCTTCGTTTACAGCAGCTTCAAAAACCATAGTTACTTTTGATGTGAATTCTTCTGAAAGATCCATACCTTCGAAAATTGATGCAATTGATTCTTCAATTTCAACAATTGTTTCTGAATCGTCTGCTAAGTCTTCAGATACGCTTTGGCCTGGAGCAGCTGTAATTTTTGCAGCTTTTGGATCGACTGACTTTTTAAGGTCTGCTTTTTTCTTAGCAATTGCTCCACCAGCACCTGTGACTGGTTCATTAATTTCTGAAGATTTAACGGTTGGACCGCCATCGTCTACAGTGAACTTTTCGTCTAGCTCATTTGACATATGTTATACTCCCTTTTCTGTATTAATCATGTATATAGGTATTATTTATAAAAATTCAATTTCTAAGCGATTTAACAAAACGTTCAAACATTCTAGCAGCAGTAGCTTCATCAATTGTACGAACTGTTTTCTTATACTCTTGCTTGGCTTCTTTTACCATTTCTTGAATTGCGTTTTGTGCAATCCAGTTGCCTTTAGTAATATCAAAATAGTACTCTGTATTTTCCATAATACCATTAACAAAGCAGTTTGGTCCAGATGGATCTGTAACGATATCAACCGTGGCTAAATGGAAGTCGTTTTGAACTTCCATAATACCGTTGGTGGTTTGTTTAACAGAACCAAGACCTCTTGTTGAAACACCAATTTTGACGCCTTCGTCCATGAATGTTTTAACAATTTCTCCCATAGGTGTGCCAAGAACTTTAGCTTTGCCAATAAAATTAGAACCATCGCGTTTCATCTCAGTGATAAGGTGTGAAACGCGATCGCCATTAATTGACGGACCATCTGGGTGACCAAGCTCGCCTAATGCGCGCTTAGGTTGAATAAAATCTTTGTTATATCTAGTCATTTCTTTTTCAAGAATTGTTGAAGGATAGATACGACCATTGCGGTTTTTAATATCACCCTGCATAAAGATGCCTTCAATGAAGTAATTCTTTTTTCCGTTTTCAGTAGCTTCAGTAACAACACTGCATTCTTCTACTACTTCTGTGATAAGTTTCATGTTAGTAACCCTTTTTTGTTTTATTTATAATACTTTTGCATCATAATAATTTTTATATAGCTCGCCGCGCTCTATCGTTTCACCGGCTTTTCTACATTTAACATATGTATATTGCGCATTCCCACCAGGTGGAGTGAAAGTTCTAATGCCGGAAGCAGTAGTTCCATTAGCATCAACATACGTGTCAGCTGCGGTTGCAGCGTTATCATATTCCCATATGTTATTAGATCCTGGAACTACTACCCAAGCCATATTAAAGAGCTTCTCTCGCGAATCCTAGAATTTCTTCAAATCCAACTTCGTCTTTCATAGCTGCGCTCTGCATTTTCTTACGATTGTTAGAAGATAAGTCTTTGAACATTTGATTTAAAAGATCGGCATCTTGCTTCTTAAGAATAACTTGCGATCCGTCTTGTAACTTAACAATACCTTGCGAAAAAGCTTCAGCTAAAGATTCGTTTGTTCTGATTTTATCTAAACCGTTATCATCTTTAACAGCAACATTAGATCTTTTATAAACTGTTCTTGTCTTGCCATCTCGACCAGTAACATTAACTGGTCTTTTGCTTGCCGACATTGTAGTTTCATCAAGTTCTGCTTCTTCTTTGAACTGGTTTTTGAAAAGTTCGCCGTGAGTCTTTTTGTCTTTCTGAAGCGCAATAGTTAACTTCTTTTTCTCAGGATGAAGATCAGGAAGAGACTTCATTTTCTTCTCATTTCTAGCAATTCTACTCTTGAGTGTTGAAAGCTCAGCGTATGACTCATTAGACTGTTCTGCTTCTTCTTTAACCTGCATATGTACTTTATGCTTTGTTCTATAAGCATCTACAGCCTTATTTGCCCCTCTATCATTATTCTTAACAGGGCCTTTAAAATAGGCGTCATGATAAGCTTGAGCTTCGCCGGTAGCGTACTCTGGCTTCGTATAACTAGCACTACCTAAATAAGAAGTTTTACCCTGTGGATTTTTTAAATGGGCTCTGTGTCCACCAGACTGCGACTTCTCAGATGAAGCTGTGTATTCTTCACCAAGCTGTACTTCTTCTTTAGTTAATCTATCTATAGCTTTGCCAGCATTTTTTCTACGATCACGTGCTTTATACGCAGCGGTATCACCGGCTTTTTCGTGGTCTGCAGATGATCTTGATCTATATGGAGCTTCATCAGATCTTTTGTATTCTCTATCAGCGGTTGCTTCTTTTTCGCTTGCAGAAGCGTATGCTTTCTTTGCATAAGAACCAAGAGTCTTCTTTGAGATCTCATCAAGTGCTACTTCTTCTTTAAGTGGCAATTTAGCAGCGCTTTTTACTAGATCATCAAATTCTTTTTTCGTTGCGTTCACTTCGCCAATGATATCTTCTTTTGATACATCACCGATACGTATGATATCATCATGCAATTGTGTTAAACGTGCCCCAATTCTTCTGGAACTCATCGCAAGTGTCTTATACGCGATTGGGTTCTTGGCTTCATCAAGTTCTTCAGCTTCTTCTCTCATTTTACCGATATTACGGTCTGCTTTATAATAGGATTTACCATGGTCATCCACGCCGCCACCTCGGGCATAGGCGTTACCTGAAGCTTTAGTCGTATCGACATCTTTTTTAATAGATCTAGCAAGTGCTTTTTTACCAGTTTTATCAGCAAGCTTATCAACTGCTTTCTTTACACCGGCTAGTCGCTTGGTGGCGATCTTGCCCATGCTGTCATCGTCAGATTTAGACATACGATTAGCAATATCACCACGATTTAACGCCTTTGTAGCATATCGGCCAAGAGTGTCTTTTGATACTTCATCAAGTTCTTCAGCTTCTTCTTTCATTTTCTTTGCTCTCATAAGAACAAAGTCATGCGCATCTAACTTGCCATTTTTGTTATGATCTAATTTCTTTTGACCACCTTTTAGAGCTTCCGTAACAACTCTATCAAGAGCCGACTCATAAGCAAGATCAGTAGATTCATTACTGTTTGCTTTATCAGCAAGTCGGCCAGAAGCACTAGTAATACCAGAAATACGCTTACCG